CTGTTGCGGAACTGCAACCGATGCCAACGAACGCCATCAGTTCAGAGATGACTGAAGACGGCGTGATCTACAAGCTTGCCGGTACTACGTTGTCCTCCGATCAGGTGCTTCACCTTGGTTGCTACCCCGATCCGCTGCGCCCGGATTGGTTCATTGGGCCACTAGACGCCGCCCGAGCAGCGTTCAATCTTGCCGCAGACCAGGACGCAGCGCACTCCGCTCTTATCAAGAGTGGCGGAAAGATCAGTATCAGCCACCCTGGCGCCATGTCCGATCAGACGGTGCAAGCCATCCGCGACGCTTGGCAGACCATGCACTCAACGCCCGAAGGTGCGTCGCGCCCGTTGATTTTGCGCGAAGGAATGAAGGCCGAGAAGATCAGCGAGAGCACTAGCAATGTCCTCGAATCGCGCCGGTTCTCCATTCAGGAAGTAGCGCGCGCATTCGGCGTACCGCCCGAAATGCTTTACCAGCAGGGCGGCGGGGCGTTGTCCTCTCAATCCGAAACAGCACGCGCCTACGTTGATGGCGCACTAGCCCAATGGGTGACAGCGTGGGAGTCGGAGATCACGCGAAAACTCTGCGGGCCCGGCGAACACGCAAGGCTTGATACCGACGTCCTACTTCGCGGCAATATGCGCGACGCTGGCATGGCGCTATCGAAACTTGTCCTCGCCGGGATCCTCTCACCGAACGATGGTCGCAAGCGAATGGGGCTTCCCCCTTTGCAGGGCGATCAGTTCGAAATTCCAAGTGTGTCCATGCCAGGCGGCATGAGCGCCACGCAAGGCGACAACGCGGCCGGCAACATCGATGGAGGTGAAGACATTGCTTGAGATTCGCACAGCGAAACTGGCCATGACGGGCGACAAGATCGGCGGCTACGCCTCGGTCTATGACGCACCAAGCCACCCGTTGACCTTCCGCGGCATCAATGGTGGCAAGCCATTTACCGAACGTGTGGCACGCGGTGCGTTTGATTCCTCACTCGGCAGCAACATTTCGCTGCTTGTCGGTCACGATTCGCGCGACCTACTCGCCAACACCAAGAGCGGATTGCTGCAACTGCGCAGCGACGATCACGGCCTTGCATTCGAAGTGACGTTGCCAGCAAACAATCAACGTGCACAGGACGTGCGTTCCTTAGTGGACGCTGGTGTGCTGTCTGAAATGTCGTTCGGATTTCAAATTATCGCCGACAGTTGGGTCGGCAACACTCGAACGCTACAAAAAGTTTCCCTGCGTGAAATTTCTATCGTTTCCGAAGGCGCGTATCCGCAGACGCTCGCCGAGGCCCGTCATCTTCAACCGGGCTTAGCCCGACTTCGTCTGCGACTAAGGATGCCATCATGAAACTGTCCGAAATGTTTGAGACCCGTAAGGCGCTCGTTACTGAGCGCGATTCCATTCTCGCCCAGGACTCCATGTCCGTTGAAGTCGAGGCCCGCGGCCACGAAGTTGCCAACGAACTCGGCAAGCTCGATGCAGAGATCCGCGCAGCGCAAGTGCGCGAGCGTTTCGCTTCATCGTCTGCTATTGAGAACCTCGGCAAGAAGACCGAAGAGCGCTCAATGGACATTCGCGCTTCCAAAAAATACGAAGAGCAGTTTGTCAACTACCTCCGCACCGGCCAAATGCCCGAGCAGCGTGAACTGATCTCGACCGCGTCGAGTTCAATCCTGATTCCAAAGGTGTACCAAGACGCTGTTCTCAAGTACCTCGATGCAAACAGCATTATGCGTAACATTGCTGATCTTCGCACTGGCGTTCAGGGTTACCAAACCCTGCGCTTCAGCACGCTGAAGACTGCGGATTACACTTCTGCCTGGACACAAGCAGACACCGGCTCGGTTGCCGCAACCGCTGCTGACCCATTATTTAAGGAAGTGCCGCTTGCACCGATCCCATGTTTGCCAAAGACCGAAGTGAGTCAGCAATTAATTCTGCAGTCGGACGCCGGATTTAACGTGGAACTGGAAGTGACCGAGCATCTCCAGCGCCAGCTGCTCAAGAATTTGGAGTGGGGCTACGTGGCTGGTTCTGGAACGAATGCACCGACGGGCATCTTTACCGTCAAGGCATCGAGCGGCGTCACCACTGATATCAACATCACCACTGCAACGAGCTCTGGTACTACCCGCGCCCTGGCAATCACTGCCGGTGCAACGGTGGCCAAGTTGTCCGAAATGCGCTACACGAAGTTGCCTGCGGCTTATTGGGGATCTGCTTCGTGGATCTTGCCGCAGGACACTTACGCAGCAATCGCGGGTCTACTGGTAAACGGTGTTCCGATCTTTGTGCCAAGCGCAGACGCCGCGCTCGTTGGTGCTGCTCCGTTCACGCTGATGGGTCTCCCGGTGTACATCACCGAGTATTTGCCAGCGCACGTTTCAACCGCCGGCACCGGCAAGAATTGCATCGCAGTCTTGGGCAATATCTCCGAGTCGTTCGCAATCCGCGAATGGGGCCCGGGAATGTCCATCACCCGCGACGAGTTCTCGCTTTCCGGCACTGCGCGAATCCGTTACCAGGGAATGCAGTTCGCCAATTCCGATTTCACCCGCGTCAATGCGCTGGTGCAGTTGCAAGTCACGAACGCCTGATTCTGATCCTCTCATCCTTCGGGTGGGTGGGGCTTCGGCCCCACCCTCCCGTTGCGAGGAACCATGGCCCTAGATATTGCAAAGTTTCGTAGCTGGGCTCGCATTCCTCACACCGAGGATGACCCGGCTATCGGCATTGCCTGGGCAGCTGCAGTTCGGGAACTAGAAGAGCGCACCGGGTGGTGCGTGGAGAGTGTCACCAGGACGCAGTGGGTGGCCGCAGCGCCCGTCACGATCTACGGCGGTCTGTACCTCCGTTTGGAGCGCCAAGGCGACCTGGCGGGCACTACGGTCACCTACAGCGATAGCACGACGGTACCGCTTACCGGCACGTGCGCGAAGATCCAAATCAATGGCTTGGTCTACGTCGATATGGAAATTGATGCTTTGACTTACCCAGTCACGCTCACCGTGACAGCCGGCAACGCAGCGCTTAACCCGTTGCTCGAGATGGCGCTTCTCCAGCGCGTGGCGCACCATGTGGCAAGCCGCGGCGACGATACGGTCGCCCTGGACTCGACCTATTGGGATCGGATCACCGGCATGATGGGTAAGGGGATTGGGTAATGGCCGGGCACGTTCCATCCGGCATGATGCGCCTCGTCATGACGGCGCAGAATCCGGTAGCCACGCTCGACGCGTTTGGCCAGGCTTCAGAGTCTTGGCTTTCGTTTGCGACCATCCCGGTTCACATTGAGAACGCGAACACCGAAGAGACAATGGATGACGGCGGCTCGAGCGTGCGCACTGACTGGCGCATCCTGGCTGCTTTCCATCCGTCCGTAACCACGCGCTCCCGTTTGCTCCTAAATGACAATGGCACTACGCGCACGTTCTTCATCAAGGGCTGCTGGGATCGGGATCAGAAGCGCCGGCGCTTAGAGATCAATGCGGTGGAGGTGACGGAATGAACCCCGTGAAGATCACCATTGACACCAAGGAAGTCACGGCCACACTGGCGCGGCTTTCGCCGGCGCTCAACGAAGCAGTTCGCAAAAAGGCAATTCGCAAAGGCTTCAAGCCGTTCGTTGCCAATTTAAAGGCCACATTGCTAAATGCGCCTTACATCCGCGGCGGCAAAAAAATCCACCGTAAGGGCATTGCATCTGCTACAAAAGTCAATTCGCCCAAACGAATGGGCGGCCCAGGTGCACCGATCCGCGCTGAGCTTGGCGTGCAACTTGGCAAAAAGGGCGGAGCACGCGCTAGGAACAAGCAGTTTGTGTACCCGTGGAAAGAGAACGGATTCATGCACAAGAACTCTGGCCGCATGATCCCTGGCAATCACTACGGCGAGATGTGGGGTAAGACGAACGTAGCCAGGATCATGCAAGCGATCAGTTCCGAAATTCTTATTGAGGCGCGGAAGATCCTCGGAATGGGGAATACCAGTGTCCCTAAGTAATATCCAATGCGCCATCCAGGCTGCGCTTGAAGCCGCCAACCCCACGTTTTCCGGTGTTCGCCAGGCGGGCGCTGTTACACCGTGTTACGTCTACGAAATCACTAGCGCCGCCATTGACGTGGCAACGTCTGGCATTCCCGCTTTGTGCCATTGGACAATTACGGTTCAAATCGAAGCAATTGCAGACACGGTGAATGATTGTCACCTTTTGATCGAAGATGTGCGAGGCATCTTTGATTCACCAATCACTGACACTACCTACGACTGTGTGCTGGTGCTTTCCGCGTTCAGCGTGACCATGAGCACCGAATCAATCGATGACGGCAAGACCGATGCGGAGCGCATCGGCAATATCCAACTTGAACTACTTGTACAGGAGACCACCTAATGGCAATCACTCCCGGATACGGCGGAACGCTTTCGCTTAATTTTGGAAGCTCCGCTTCATACGCTGCAAAAAATGTGACGTTTAGTCATTCGCGCACGTCTCTTGATGCAACAAGTCTGAGTGATTTTGTTGAGAAGCGAATGCCTGGACGTGTGCAGCGAAGTGCTACTTTCGACTGCATGGCAGACAGCAGCTTAGATGGGGCAATTAGAACCCACATGAACCCCGCCAATATTGCGGCCGCGCAAGGGGCTTCCGTTGTGTTTACTTACACGGATAAAGGTTCAATTGCTTACACCCTGACCGGACACATAACCAGCGCAACCCGAACCGATGACGGCTCTGGCCCTGGTATGTGGTCAATCACCGTTGAGGAAGCTTAATGCCCTTCGATCTCTCTTCAATCTCACCGAAGCCGCGGCGCGTTGACGTGCCTGGTGTTGGCGTCATTATGGTGCGTGAGCCAACCATGGCGGACTACACGCGCGCGTCCGTAGATTCCTATTGGTGGGCAGCTTGTCTGTCCTGCATCGATGGCACGCCGTTCGTGCACAACCATGCAGATATGGCCAACGTCCGCGCAGACATCTGCTCGGCGCTGCTGGAGGAGATCAACCGGGAACGTTTTACGACGCCGCCGAACGGCGGCTCTGGCGAATCGCAGACGGTCAACAGCGCATGAACATGAGCGCACTCATTGCCAAGACCGAACTGACCACCCTTGAGCGGTGCGAGTGGTTGCTTACGGCCCTGGTGTGCAATGCAGTCGGACAGAAGCCACAACGCTGCATTCCGTGGTTGAAGAAGGAGACCTATGGCAGATAAGAGCATGAAGGCTGTCATTCGCGCTGAAGTCGACCCGTCGGGCGTCATTAAGGGCGTGGCGGCCACGAATCGCGAATTGGCTAAGTTGAACAGCAAGACCAGCGCCATTGCTGTTGGTGCATCGTTCAACATGGCTCAGCAGGGATTCCAAATGCTTATGGGTGCATTCCGGATCATGGATCGCCGCATGACCGAGATGGCGCAAATGTCTACGCGATTCTCACCCGAAGCCCAGCGCGGCGTTATGGAAACGCAGATCGCCAAGATCAACCAAGAGATTGAAATGGCAAAGGCGTTTGGGATTGACGTTGCCGGTGCCGAACGCGCTAAACGACAAGGGATCACAGAACAAACACAAAGCGCTATCGGCGGAGCTGGCAGTGGGCAAATAGCGTTTACGGAATCAATGAAACAATCTGGCCAGACTTTATTCGACAAGATGATCGATGGGGTGATTATGACGTTTACCGACCCAGCAAAGAAGTTTAGCACGGCGGGTATCACGGACGCACTTAGTAACTTTGGTTTGGGTTTAGGCACATCCGGGCAAGAGGCAACAAAGGGCATGAGCGACAACCCTCGCCGAGATGAGGAAGTTCTACGCCAAATCCACAGAACATTGAAGGGTGGTTCCTAATGTCATTCACTCTTGTTGAACGCCCGAATAGCCGCAGCTACTCACTTGCGCCGGCGCCAGGTGAATCTACGATCACCATTCAATACTTAATGACGTACAGCAGCGGTAGCGGCATACCATCAGAAGCGCAGAT